GTATTGTAGAAATCAGAAGTACCAGTAGACCAAGCTGATCCATCCCATACTTTGTTATTCTCTGCAGACCACTTTTCAGTAGTTCTTGCATCTAAGATCAACATATCTAAAATCTCTAGATCGATTTCCATTGAAATGTACTCACTTAATAGTGAAGTCAATTCAGCTTCTGCATCGATTGAGTGATATGCGTTAAGATCTTGTGCAAATTCTGGAGTCCATTGAGCCTTTAACTTTCTAGTCTTAGCAACAATTGCTTCACTAGCTAGTTTTACGTCGATTTCTGGAATAGAAATAGAAGTATCTACTGCTCTTCCTGAATCAGCTTCAAAGTCTCCTCTATCGTTATCTACTGGCTGTGTATGATATATAACAGATCCAGTTAATGACGCATCTACAGTAGTAGCTGATTTAGCTACAACGAAAGTTACATCGTTACCGCTTACAGTAGTATACTGTGGTAATGTTACGTCAGTAGAAGCAGATAAGATTCTAAATGCTCTAGCACCTAGCATATCAGCTCCAGATAAAGTTTTTGTGATTGTATAATAATCAGCAGGATTGATACCGTTTTGGTACTGGATAGATGCTGAAGTTGCTGCACCAGCTGCTTCTTCTACTGCTGCAGATGAAGAGTTGATAGAGTATCCAAATTGTCCTGCACCATAAAGACCGCCTGCCACGTCAGTGTCAACAGCTAGTTTACTGTTAGCTGTAGATACGTTACCGTACATGTTGTCTTGGTCAGTTCTTCCGTTTCTAGTATCTCCATATTTGAAGTCTAGATAAAATACTAGTCCTGATGGTAAGTTCATTGGTTGAACAGATACAAAGTCTTGAGCAACGATCTGAGCGAATACTTTCCTTACTAAAGGAAGAGCAACGCCAGCCCATTGTTCACCTGCACCTGCTGAGAAAGAACCTCCTCCAGTGTTAGTGTTGTTAGCCTCAGCTACGATTTGTTTAGCTTGGTTTTCAAGGATCATTGCCATGTTACTAGCATATCTTTCATCCTTGATACCTTCTAACAAACCAGAAGCTTGCCACTTTTCAGCTAAACGACTAGCATCAGCTTGCATGCTTTTGTAGTTGTTTGAGCTTTCTAATAGGTTATTAATTTCCATGATTTAAAAAATATAATATAATTAAAAATTATTTGATTATCCCAGCTAATTTTTGCATTCTTCTAACAGTGTCAGAAACTTCTGAAATTACTTCTGGTTTAGAAGCAGTTGTTCCTGTTGCTTTAGAAGCCATACCTTTAACTTTGGATTCTGAAACTTGTTCTTTTTTGTTTACTACAACATTTTCAGAAACTGTTTCAAATACTAATTTTACTTCTTTTACTGTTTCGGCTTTGTCAAACGCAGCTATAACGTTAACTTTTTGAGACTCACTTAAGTTGTTAGCCTTAAAAATTTTATTAACGTATAAAAGTTTTGAGTTCAAAAGATTAGTTTCGTGAAGATCTTTTTTAAGTTGCTCTATAGTATTTAAAGCTTCTTTAAGTTCTTCTTCATTGACTGTTCTATTGACGTTAGTCCCTTCCTCTTCAGGATGAGATGACTCTTGGTTAGCTGTAGACTTTGCAGTCACATCTTCATCCATATCGTCGTCTTTTTTAGCTTCATCCATGTCTTCGTCCTTTTTGGCCTCATCCATGTCATCTTCTTTGTCACCTTCAGCTACAGTAGCTTCTAGTTCTGCAAGAAGTTCGTCAAGATCGATTTCTTCTTCGTCTTCTCCTGGTACTTCCATATCATCTGCAGGTTCTTCGATAGGAGCTTCATCGCCCATACCTTCGATATCTCCAGCATCCATGTCGTCACCAACTTCACTGCCTCCGCCCATTTCTTGAGCGATAATGTCTCTGATCATATCCTTAAACTGATCTACAGTTAAGTCTCCTAGATCTTCGTCACCTTCTACAGCGTCTTCGCCGGCATCTTCTTCGCCAGCGTCTTCGATTTCTTCTGCTTCGTCCTCTGATTCTTCAGAGTCATCCTCAGCTTCGTCTTCTTCAGCTTCTGCTACTTCTGGAGCAATTGTAAGATCTTCGTCTACAGCTTCGTCTTTTTTAGGTTTAGGAGCTTCATCCATTTCATCATCTTTTTTAGCTTCGTCCATGTCGTCATCCTTTTTGGCTTCGTCCATGTCTTCTTCTTTATTATGATGTTTGGCTTCTTCAACTTCTTCATCTTCGACTTCGTTTACTACTTCTTCATCAGTGGATTTATCTTCCATCTCTTGAAGTTTAGCAGCTAACATGTCTTTTAGATGAGGAGTTAAAGTCTCTTCTAAAGCTTCTTTAGCGTTAGCAATAGCGGCTTCTCTTACAGATTTTGCTTCAGCAATAGCTTGCTTGAATAAATCTTTGTTTGCCATTTTAAAAAAAATTGTTGTGATTATACGATTATTAGGAATCGTAATTGAAATGTTAATATTTTTTGTAATACAAGACTCGCTTGTATATTCCTATATAAATATATATGAAAACAAAAAACCCGACAAAAAGTCGGGTCTATATAAAAATGTAAGTATACTTATGAGTCTAAAATACCTTTTATCTCATTTTTAAATGCTTCTTCTTTGGTAAGTTTAGTAGTTTCTTCTACTCCTTCTTCATATCCTCTACCTTTTTCTCTAGCTTGTTTTTTTACAGAAGAAAAATCAGATTGGAAGTTTTTCCAAGCTTTACATAATTTGTTATCAGCATTAGCATCACAATAATCCATTGCTGACATTCCGCCTTTTACTGCTGCAAACAATCCAGCTCCATAAGTTGCTAAAATACCTAAAAGTTCTGGTTGATTCATTACCATTTGAAGAATATCAGTTCCTTCGTTAACTCCTTCTTCTTCAATTTCACCTTCATTCTTCTTTCTCTTTCCGTGAGAATGCTCTTCTAAAGATTTAATATCTAACTCGTTTATTGGAATATTTTTTACAGTTCCTCCGTTTTTAAAAAATACATCGTAGTGAGTAACTTCGTGTTTACCAGTTTCAGTATTTTCAACTAATGTGTGTTGTCCTTCGATACATACTCCGTAACCGTATGTTTCATGAACTACATGTGCAGCACAGTCGTGCTCGAATCCTGGTCCAGACTCGTCCATGTTATCTTCTTTAGCTTTCTTACCTTCAGCTATAAAGTTTCTAAGATTAAAATTTGTATACTTGCTCATTTTAAATATTTTTTGTTTATATATAAATATGTTAGTTTTTTAATAAATTAAGCTAATCCAGCTCCTGCTGTAGCTCCTTTAATAAAAGTTTTTAAATAGGTTACTATTTCTCCCGACTTTACTGCATTAAGTGCTCCTTTAACTGCTGCACCAGAAATATTACCAGCTTCAAGTTTACCTGCCATTTCAATAGAACCGTGTCCTAATAGCCCTCCTATTACTAAATAGAATATACCTTCTGCAAGTTTATGCTTAAGTTTAGGATCTACATTTGAAGGTAAAAATAATCCAACGATTTTTTCCACTATTCCTATTAAAAAATGATGTGCTCTATCTGCTGCTGCAATAACCTTATCAGCAGTTGCTCCTTTTCCTCCAAAAAACTTACTAGCTGTTTTTGTTATTTTTGCTATTATTTTTAAGATAGTAGGCCCTGAAAGAACTAATCCTGCTCCTAAAGCTAAAAGACCTTCTTTAACATTATCATCTTTTTTGACTATATCGTCTTTATTAGCCTGTAGTTCTTTACCAATTTGATTAAAAGTCTGTTTAAGTGCAGCTTCTATTTCATTTTCAAGAATTACCTCTTTTACAAGTTCTTGTAATTGTAATTTTTTCATTACGCTCTAAGGATGTCATTTATAATGAAGTCTAAGTTTTGATACTTAGTTAATTTTATTTTTCCTTCTTGTAGTGTTACAGGATTCATAAAAGCACCGTGTGTTGAAGGATTAGATACAAAATCCCAGCATACTAATTCGAAATCTGGTTGTACTTCTAATTGACCTTCGTTAGTTTGTTGAACTGATCCAGTACCTCTAGATGAAATACCAATTGTATGACCTGCTTTAATAATTTCTTTTACAATGTTACCTGCAGGAGTGTTTAACAGCTCCACTTTACCCATTAAGTCATTTCCTTTCCAATATAGCTCTTTTACTATATGAGATGCATTCTTTAACGATACTACAGGAGATTCTGGGTGATCTAATTCGCCGAAAGCATTTCCTCTTTTAACGAATTCATTAGTGTATTTTTCGGCTTCTCTTACTAATATATCTTTAGAGTAAACTCTACCGTTTTGGTTTTCAGCAGATGCTCTTTGAAGAATACCTTCTACCTCGAATACTCCAGGCTTAGTTTTGGATTCTTTAATAGTTGGTCTAAAAGGTGTAACATCTACTAATAATTGTGCCATATCTTAAAAATTAGGTGTAAATACTGTTTCTTTTGGAGATTCATCTACTTCACCTGCTTCTCTTGCTTGTGCTAGCATTTGTGGATCTATTTGCTTAGTTTTAGGTAATTGAAGATCTTTAGTAAATCCTTTTTTAGTTACAGGACGTAAATCTTGTAGAAATGCAGACTCAATAGCAGGCCCAATAAATGGCCCTATCTTTAAACCTTCATCATTCTCTATACTGTCCATATCATTGTAAACTTTTTGAATCTTATCTCTTACCTTACCGTAGAAAGATTCTACTTCAGTAACGATATTTTCCAGTGAGTTAATAACGTTCTGTGCTCCTGTATATCCTCCAAAGTCTTCCATCTTTTGAGATAATCTTCCAGTAGCTGCTTCGTTAACTACATCTTCGTTCAATGTCTTCTTAATAATAGACTTAATAGCCTCCTTAAGTTGCTTTTCTTGATCCTTTTGCTTTTCTTTAGCTATATCGTAAGTAGATTTTTTACCAGCTAGTCTATCTTGATTGTGAGCTTTTTGCATTCTTTTCATTGCATAGCTTTCATCCATAAATTCCATTACAGCTTCGATAGCGTCTTTAACGTCAGTGCCTGGCTGCTCATCCATTAGTGCAATAGCATCTTTAGCTATCTGCATGATCTGTTGAGCTTTTTCTTCATTATCATAGAAATTATGATCTCCTTCTTGATCTTCATCTACATCTTTGCCCATAGCTTTTTTGATAGCTTTATCTTTAGCAGCCATATAATCATCTCCATCGATGTCTCCATCTCCGTCATGATCAGTTCCTTTCTTTTCACCCATATCAGAAGGACCTTCATAGTTCACAGAGATATACTCTCTAAACTCGTCTTCGATATCTGCTCCACCTAGAAGATCTTCTCCATGTGTTCTTATAAAATCTTTTAGTATACCTCCTGTAATGTCTGGGTAGTTAGTTCTCAATGCGCTTACTACTTGTCCAAGTAAATTTAGCTTAGCATCTTTATCGTAAGTAACTTCTTCTACTTCCTCTTCACTTTGCACGTTCTCTTTTAACGTAGCTTTTTTCATATCGTTGAAAGTATCTTTATCGGCAGCACCTCTTTTAACTTCTTTTTCTTTATCTTGCTTATCAACTTTAGCTGATTCTCCAGCCATTAAGTTAAGGTAATGATTAGAATCTTTTTCTAAATTACTTTTAGCTTTGTCTGTAGCTTTATCTAAATCCTCTTTTGAAATTCTACTTGAAGCAGGATCTAAGTTTAAAACTGCTAATTCAGCTCTAATACCTCTATCTAAAGCATCTAGTGAATAAGTTAATGCAGGTCTATCGTCGTATACTTTTACTCCAGAGAAGGCAGGTTTAGAAGCTTCGTATAGCATGTTACGATTTTTAAGGATTTGAACTGTGTCTTCGAATCCATTAAATTGAGAGACGTACATAGGGTACTGTTGTCTCATTTGACGGACAAACTCTCTTTTAGCCATATTGCCTTCTAATACGGCGTTATATTTTTCTGTTGCGGTTACTTGTCTCATATCTTATAAGTAATCAAATCCTTTAGTATGTGATGGCCTCTTTGGCCTCTCTTGTTTTTTCCAACCCAATTTAGTTAACGTCTTTCTTGCTCTAGTTCCTTTCCCAAATGCATTCGGTGTAGCATATTGAGCTCCGGTTCCAGGAGTAAATGAAGCGCCCCCTGAGTTGGTTACGTTAGCTTCATCTAACTCTTGCATCACTTCTCTAACTAATGATATTAGTTCTAATTTCTTCATTATAAAGATTTCAGCTCATTAACTAGATCGTAATACTGCATTAAGTTAACTAGATGACTATCTTTAATTTTATCCTTATTTGATAAAGGTTTTATACTTTTAGATACTTCATCTAGCTTTATCTTTATTACTTCGTCTTTTACTTTAGATGATAGATTTCTAACTGCTGATGCAATTTTGTTCATTTCCTCATTAACTAAAGAGCGTAAACGTGATTGAGAATTGACTGATGTAATAAATTCTTTTAAAATATTTTTTTGTTCAGGAAGTAAATCTTTATACTTATCGTTAAATTTTTCTAATAATAATTTAAAAGTAAGTAATTTTAAATCTTTATCGTACTTAGAATACTCTTCTATTAAGGTATCTTTTACTTCCTCCTCATTTTGTGGAGCAGAGGTTAAATGCTCTAATATTGTTGTTTTGTTGTCTATAAGCACCTGAGGGTTAATTAGATTGTCGTTATTTTGAGCTTCTAATAAACAATATAAAGCTGCGAGAGGTTTATAGTCTCTAACCTGCATTCCAAAAAACTCGTCAATATTATAGTGCTTTTTAATCTCTGAGATTAGTTCGTACTTTTGAGTTTTAAGTGATTTAATATCTAATCTTCTAGATACTTCAGTAATAGTAGAAACTATAGCTTCTGCTTTAGACTGTGATACATTCTTATTTTTTACTATAAATTCATATAATTTATATTCCTTAGCTAGAGAAGACTTATCAGAGTAGAATTTTTTAATAACATCTACAGCTGGTGAATCGCTTCCGTTCAATGTATCAGCAGCGATTTGCTTTACTAGCAATTCAAAAATAAGACCTGTATTACGAAATTTCGAATGTTTTATCTTCATTATACACGTTTACTATATATAAATATGTATTAGTTACCTAAATCTTTAATGTTGTCTTCTTTTAGAAGATCTGATTCGATTTCGGTTTCTTTAGTAAATACAATATTCTTTAATGCTTCTTTATTTTTATGATAGACAGCTTGTGTTGTCAAGTTTTCCATAACGTTTTCATTATCAGAAGGAAACCCTCCATGCATACCATGTTGACCTAAAGGATCTCTACCTCCTAGTCCATCATTAGTACCATATACAGAGGCTTTTTCTCTAGGTCTACCACCTTCAGGTCCAGGTTCTCCCCACTCAGGCTCTGTTTCAGAATAACCTTGTGGAAGTTCCTCAGGTGATCCACCTTTTGGAGTAGCGACTGATCTTCTACCGTACATCGATGCCAGATCATGAGGTGTACCGTAAGTCGTACCGGACTTAGCAGGGTCATTACCTTCGTTTTCTATTTGAGCAATTCTAAATAAGGTCTTACTGTCTTCTCTAACTAAGTCTCTTTCAGACATGTATTGATCTTCAGACATATCGAAGATTTTTTCGTATATATAATCTGATGAGAACATTTTACTGTCTTTCATTTGAGCTGCTAGATCTACTTTTTCTTTAAGTAATGCTATTTTTTCTTGTTCAAATACTATAGAAGGAACAGTTAATCTTATTTCAAAATTAGTAAGAGACTCTCCTGTAAATCCTTGGGTGTATAAATGAACTAATGCAATCTTCGTAAGTTCAGATTCCATTATTTTTTGAATTCTTTCTACAGTTCTTGCAAATCTAATATCTTCAGCTGCTAGTGTTGCTTTTCCTTGTAGATCTCCTTCATATCCAAAATAAGCTTTTGGTATCTTTAATGCTGCAAACATTTTGGATTGTAGGTACTCTACATCTTTAGTACCGTCATAATCTAATCCTTTAGTAGTTTCAATACGAGTAGAAGTATCACCCCCTCTTACAGGAAGATAAAAATCTTCCATCATATTCTGTAGGTTAAATCTTAAATTGTATTGACCATCATCTCCTACATAAGGAGTTTTTTTCATTTGATTGATAGTCTTTTGCATAAATTGTTCTACTTCGTTTGGAGGTACGTTCCCTACATTAATGTAAAACATTCTCTTTTCTGCTGATCTTGTAATACGGTGAATCAACATAGCATCCTCCATAAGAGTTGCCTGCTTAAATATCTTTCTAGCTGGTTCTATATATGATCTACCGTAAGGTAAGTAATTTGTATCTGATATTAATCTAAAGTGAGCTATTTCGTAATTATCAAACTCCATGACTCTAGATTCATTTTTCTTTTTAGGTAAGTAATTAGGATTCTGAGATGATGCTAAACCGTCAGGGTCTAATTTGAAAGTTACTTTAGCAGGATTTTCAGGATCTATTCCTTCCTCTCTAATCATATGATAAACTGTATAAGGTAGTACGTTATATACACCGAACTTTTCAGCTATTTCTAACTTTAAGAAAAAGTCTCCATACTTACACATGTTTCTTGTCCATGACCATAAATTAAATTCTATATTTAATACGTCGTAAAACAAGTTGTATAACACTCTTTGAATATTTTCATCTGAAGATTTAATAGATAAAATCTCATTCTGATCATTTTTAACTGTAGCTTCATCTGCTATAATATCTAATGCAGATGCTATAATTGGATCAGTATCCATTGCTTCATAATCTGAGTAAAGCTGTATTCTTAATGTCTGATAATTAAGATTTGGATTATATATATTTTTATTATTGTAGATATACAGTCTACTAAATCTGTCTACTAGAGAGTTAGTTTGATATCTACCGGTAGTCTGTATCTGATTAGTATCAGCAACTTTAAGTTCATCTCCACCTACGTTTCTAACGATTACGTCTGATGCAAATAGTCTTCGAAGTCTACCAAATAAGGAAGTATCCGCCATTCCGGTTGTTTTTAATTATAAATAGATCTATTTTAACAACCATCTGATGTCTTCTTCACCATAGGCTGTCTTAGTAAGATAAGGATTTTCTCTCTGATTACCAACGTTTGTCATAATAACTTTGTTTTGAGCATTTAGATTACTAAATGATGACAATTGAGCTCTTGCTAAATCCATACCCTGTTGTCTTAATTTTAATGCAGTATCTCTAACATATAGAGCAGTTGCACAAGACATAATTAAATCATCATTATATCTATCTTGAGCTTGAGCTTTACCGTTTTTCCAAACAAAAACCCTCATTTCTTGCATTAACCTTTTAGATTGTATAGTAACAGAATGATCTCTTATGTACTCGATCATCTTAGCAATAACTAAAGGCCTAGTTCTAGCCGACATAGTAAAGCCTGGTACTAGTTTATCTCTCTCATACTTGTACATATAAGATTCTACTGATTCCATATTATTAGTAGTACTGTAGTATATATTTCTATACTCTCTTTCAATTATCTGTTCTATGGTTGCCCACCCTATATTTGCATTTTCTACTACTAACAGAGCATCGTTATATTCAGACGCTATTCCTACTAATACATTTCCATATTCTTTTGGAGAAATTTTACCTTTATATTCTGCTACTTGAGTACATGATTCGATTTCAAACACATGAAAAGCAGAATAATCTTGACTGTCTCCTCTAGCAACATCCGCTACTACCATATATGATTTACTATAATCGACACCTTCCCATATCCAAAGATTACTGTCTAACCCTCTTCTCTCCAAAGGTTCCTTATCGTATGTCTCTTCATAAAATGACATATCTTCTGGTTCGAACACTGTATCTCCTGATGCTAAGAAGTCACAATCACATTCCTGTCCTGCCATCCTTGGTCCTAAGTCTGCATCTTGTTGGTCTCTCCATACCTGATTTCTTTCAGGATGTACTGTCCATGGTAGTCTTATAGGTAAAAATGAATTTTCTCCTGACTCTGCTTTTTCCCATGTTTGATGGAACCAGTTACCTATGCCGTTAGGAGTCGACAGTGCCATACACTGACCACCCGTCGCTAATGTTTGTTGAGCAGCAGTAAAGGTTTCATCTACATTATCAATAAAGGCAGCTTCATCCATTAGCAGTAACGATACCGCTTCTGATCTTGCAGCATCAGGTGATGATGATTTAGCTTGTACTTTAGAACCATTTTTTAACCTAAGAGATAATTTATTCTTTTCTACTGATGGTAATTTTAACCATTTAGGTAACTCATCGTACATAAAAATAACTTTAGTTACTAAGTTTCTAGCAGTTGCTTGAGTAGTAGCTAGAGCTAATATGTTTTTATCTTTATGAAATAACATTAACCAGAGAGTATAAGCAGCAGCTAGAGTTGATATACCGAGCTGTCTCGACTTAAGCGTAATTAAGTACTGTTGATCTCTAAACAAATGAAGTACTTTTTCTTGGAATGGATATAAAGCAAATAAAATACGTCCTCTAGTAGGATGCTGTATATGGCAATACTTTTTCATAAAGTATGCCGGATCTTTAGCACATTTGATATACTCTTGTGCTATTATTTTTTTTATATCTTTTGCCATAACTAAATAGGTTTGTAGTCTCCCATTAAATTAGTAGGAGCTACTCTTTTACTCTTGCTACGAATATTTAACGTCATTCTATAAACTGCAGTAGTAAAAACTATATCAACTCTTTTTGCTGTTCCTCCTGCTCCACCGTAACGTATAGTAACGCCAGAAGTCGGTCTAGATGCTTTTTTAACATATTCTTCAGTAACTAGAAATAAATCTGTTCCTCCTGAATCAGTACCTTTTAACATATAGTAACCATGACCAATGCCTGAGTGTAATAAATTATAAAGTTTTTCAGGATCTGCATTTGATATTTCGTGGTATTCACTAAAGTTTGTTCCTGTTCCATCCTCCTTGTACTCGTTAAACACTCTACAAAATAACTCGTTATCTATTCCTAATGTTTCTAATAATGCAATACCGCTTTCAGTTTTAATTTTACCTGATTTTATATCTTCTTCAGTAAATATTTTCTTTACTCCAGGGTTAAAAAACGTTAATGTATTGCCGAATTTTAAGGAAATATATATTGGTTTATTATTTACTATTAAAGTAATATCAGTTAAAGTTTCAGCTATAGACTGTGCTTGTTTGTCGCTTTTGATAGGTGTTCCTAATACTGGTCCTTCTGGTGTAAATATAAGAGGTCTTTTTTGGTTTCTTTTTCCTTCTTCTTTGATTTTGAAATTAGTAGGAGTTAATTTAAATTCCTTTATCATTTTTTCAATCAATGATTGGTAAGTAAAGTCTTTTCCGCCTTCTATAAACTTTTGCAGATCGTTAGCTACAACAGTCTCAAACTTATTACCTTTATTACCACCACTAGCTAAAACTATTCCTATTTCTTTGTCTTCATATGTAAATTGAAAAAAGAAAAACGAACCACTTGGATTAGGTGCTATTTTTGGAGGTGTAGTTTTAACCTGTATCGAACTGTCAGTCACAGCTTTAAGGTCATCAATAAACTCATTATTGTCTATACCTTCTTTATTAGCAACTCTAAAAGCATCAGACATTGTACTGTATTTCTCAGGAAATTTAGAAACAAGCCGTTTAATAATTTCAGCTTCATTTTCTCCTTTTCTTTCTTGTATCTTAAAACCAAACATAGATTCGAAAACTTTAAGATCGTTTTCGTTATTAAGGTCAGGGTACCCTTTTTCGGACATCCAAGCCCATTCTAGTATTGTTCTATCTATAAGACTCATATTATCCTTCTTCTCCTGCTTCGAAGTCTATAGGCTCGTCAGTAAGGTCTTCTCCACCTCCTTCTTCTCCTCCAGCATCATCAGCACCAAGGTCTTCTCCACCTTCACCGCCTCCACCTGCTGCGTCATCTCCAGGAAAGTCTCCTCCTCCGCCTCCACCACCACCGGTGTCAGCATCAAAGTCTCCTCCTTCTTCTCCTGCTCCTTTCATAGGAGCTTCTCTATATAGTAGAGCGAGTTTATCTATAGCTTGTTGGTATTCTGCAATATTGGAGAGTAAATAACGTTTACCCATAATTTGAGCTTCAAATGTCTTACCAGTCCATTTAAGAATATAATCTTGACCATTCTTTAAATTTACTCTAAACGATGTAGGTCTAGGAGATATCCAATCAACTGTGTCTACAAATTCTTTAAAATCTTCTGTCTGTAGTTTTATTATTGCTGCTCTTAAAGTAGGAAATTTTGCTAGTATTGTATCAGTAGCATCTTCTAATACTGTTTCAGGTCCAGCATCTGGATCTGGTTCTTCTTCTGGTGTTTCCTCTTCTTCTTCCGAAAGTTCGTCTAATAAAGACTCTTTCATTAAATCTTTAAATCTATTATGAGGTAACATTTCATCTGGTTCTAAAAACGTTCTTGAGCCTTTTGGATCTACTACTGGTCTACCGTAATCGTCAGTTTCATCGGGCATATTAGTATCAACTATTTGTACACCGTTTCCTTTAAGGTCATCCATCATTCCAGGATCAAAATCTTCTTTTTTAATGTACATAATGACATTACCTGCGCCATCATCATCAACGATATCAGTAATTCTGACAGGATGATAAAAGGTTTCAATAACATCTTGAGCAGCATTAAGACTTCTTTTGTCTGTTTTTTTGACTTTAAGATAGTAAAGATGGTCTGGTGCTTCATTAAGCTCAGACAATACTTCAGCGTATGCTTCTAATATAAGGCTGTTAAGTTGAGTTTTATTCATCTTATACAAGTTCTTTTACTTTATCTACATGTCCATCTACATAGGCCACTGACGATACAGCTTTACCCATATCTTTTGTGGTTGCTTTTATTTGAGATGCTATAGCTTCTGCTTTCTTAACTTGAGCAGGAGTAGCTTTTTTTGCTTTGATGGCAGCTTTTTCTAATTTAAATAGACTATCATTTTCACGAGTCCATTTATCTAATTTAGATCCATCTAAATCTTTATCTTTAAGAAGTTTTTTTCTCAATGCTGTAGCACCGGGACATATATCAAAATGTTTAGGTTCAACTGCTTCGTTTATACCTTCATAAGGATTTCCATCTTTTCTTCCGTAACCGCCGCCGCCGGCTCTACCATATTCAAAAGCGATTTTGTAATGCTCTCCTATAAACTCCATTACCTCCATAGCAGCGTCTATTTCATCGCCATCCATTTCCATTGCCATTGCTTTAATAACTTCTATAATATCGTCTCCTGAACCTCTAAGTTCAGTTACTCTTTTAAGAGGTGTACCGTCTAATTTATGAGGTATACCATTCTTCATAATATATTTAGGCTTCTTAGGTTCTTTTGCTTTTAATGTAGCTTTTAAGTCTGGATTGCTTTCTTTACCTTTAGATATAGTTTTACTACGACCCTGTCTAGTACCGAATCCAGTTGCTTGTGCTTCATCTGTGTCAGATAATTCTTGACCTGCTCCTATTCCGCCTACTGCTTGATCTAATTGAGCTTCTAGTTCTTTTTTACGAGCTGTATGCTGTTTTAAAGCAGCTACAATTTTAGCTTTCTTTTCACCTTCAGCAGTTTTATAATGCTGTGCTAGTTGTTTCATTTTACTAACTAAAGTATCATACTCTTTTTTAATAATATTTGCAGAAGCTTCTTCTACTCCTTCTTCTAAAGCTAATTGATCTAAAGCAGGTTGCTTTTCTTCTGCCTCTAAGTAATGTTGTGCTGAAGAAATAAACTCTCTAGCTTTAATTACTTTACCTTGCCACCAATGTGGAAAATCTACTTCACCGTCTGATTGATCGTACTTATGTAGTTGTTTGTATAGTTTAGCTGCATAAACTGCAATGTCGTATACATCATTTTTAATCATCGAAGGTTCATCATCTTGATGACCTACATCTAAATCACCTTCTGCTTCTGGTTCTTCTGGTACTTCGTCTGCTTTTGGTAGCTCTTGAATACTTTGCATATAATCACTATAGGCTGCTTCCTCTTCAGGTGACATTCTACCGTCTCCATCATCGGATAAATCTTCATCATCCTCCATCATTCCTTTAGCTTTTCTAGCATCTTTTTCAATAGCATCTTTTTCTCTTTGCATTAAAGCTTTAATTTTTGCTATAGCTTCTTGGTCTTTAGGTGATAATTTTTTCATTCTTTCGTGTTCTAGAGACTCTTCATCTCCGGGTTTCATTTCTGATGTAAGTTTTACATTTACTCCTTGGTCTGCTAAGTCAGCAGCTTTATCTTCATCATCAGTAGCAACTACTCCTTTATCGGTTTCTGAAAGCTGTTTTTGAAGAGATTCACGTAAAATAGTAAGTTGCTTCGCAGTTTCTTCAACGTTGATGTTTTTGTTAGTTTTATATGTACCGTTTTTTATTTTTTCTAATGTAAGTTCACATTTAGATAAACGATCTTTTATCTCTTGATAGGTCATTTGCAATATGTTTTATATACGTATATAATATAAATAGTTAATTTTTCTTGCCTCCCTTCATATTGGCACACCAATGATACATTTTGCCTTTCTCTCCTCCATATTTTTTAGCCTTAGCTCTCAATGATGAAACTGAGCCTTTGCATGATGCTCCTGATTTTTTTACTCTACCTGGTTTTGATTTACCTTTTACTTTACCGTCTTTGTAGTTTTCGTTTTTAGAAAAAACTGTAGGATCTCCTGATATCTCACCATGGTTAAATCTAAGTTCAGATTCTATCCCTAATACTCTTAACTTAGCTCCTAAACGTTCTTCTGTTTCATAGTCTCTTTTAAGTCTAGCATTGTAGTATTTAATATATTCTAAAGCTTCTGCTTTAGTAACCTTCTTTTCGTTTTCATATTCACCTTCTTCGTTGGTGTAAATATAAAATGTACCATGAACATCACCTTGAAAGATCATTTGTATTTGATCATTATCAAGATTACGTTTACTGTCTATAACACTAATGACCGTTATATACTTATCAATAGTAGCTTCTTCTTGAAGTACTTCTTTAATAGCATTAATCATTTCTTTTTTTGTCATTATTTCTTTTTCCAGATCTCTCCTCTTCTACATCTAACTACTGCGCCTGAAGCATATGCAGAAGGCCATGTATCATATTTTTGTTTAGCTATTCTTGTACATCTATCATCTTCTTGAAGTATATCTTCCTTTTGCTGTAGTTCATGAATTAAACCTATTACTAAGTTTCTTACATCTTCTCTAGTTTGAGATACTGATGGTACTTTTGATCTTTGTTTATCTTTTGGGTCACTCTTACGAGCTCCTCTTTCTTTAGCATCTGCAGACATTCTACCTTTAACTAAATTACCTGATGCAGTGAAGTAGTGTCCGGCTGGTGCTTCTTTAGTTTCTTTTTTCATTTTCTTAATAGGTTTATATCCTGATCCGAATGGTGCTGCTTTTCCGTCTTGCGGGTTAGCTGTTTCTTTTTTTATTGCATTACCTGCTTTTTTGGCATCCTTATATGCGTTAGAGTTTTTATGAGAAGATTTTCTTCCTGCTTTTTTCTTAGCATTAATATTTGCCCAGAGGCTTTCTTTCTTGACTGTAGCTGCTTTAGTATTTTTAACGACTGTTTTTCCTTTAGATCCTGCTTTCTTTTTCTTTCTAGCAGTAGCCGCTCTTTGAGCTTTACTTAATGACTGTGCTTTAGCTTTCGGTAAACATCTGTCAGGATTCTTTTTATTTTTAGAAGTACCACAATCACCAGCTATATTACCAGAAGAAGAGATGCGAACCCACTTCTCTTTCTTGAACCAGTCTCTTAAAGACTCTGATGTAGTATTTCTAATTTCCTGATTAGTCATTATCCTTGTTCTGAATGCATCATTAGCATTCTTATAATTACTGTTGCTAGTATACCGAAAATTATCCAAAGAGCTCTAGTGACTCCGTCTTTCCATTTTTTAAGATCGTCGATTTCACCAAGCTTACTTCTTAGTTCAGCTTCTTCAGCTTGAAGTTCTTTACGGTAGGATGTATTTTGATTAGTTTTTACAATAACACCATCATCGGGGTTAAGTAAAGTATATTTCATATCAGAAATATCGTCTTTCATTTTTTCGAAATCTTTAGCCATCTGCTTCAGTTCACCATTAGGCATATGTGTCTTTATATGCTTAATTTCAAGTAAAACTGATTCAAGTATTTCTTTTTGAGTCATCGGTATATATTTTTATATAAATAGACTACATATAGTCTTTTAAATGTCCTAAATATGTTTTTAGATTGGTAAGAACTCTTTTCTTTATATCGTCATTTGAGTTCCAGTCTTCAACATCTCCCTGCTCAGTTACAAATGACATCTCTGCATTAACAAAATCATCTACCCACTGCTCTATATCAGAAGCAAAAGCCTTAATATTTCCTTGCATTAATCTTTTTTCATATGCTTCATAAAGACCAGCGGCTTTTAAATCTACCTCCATTTCTACTGTACAAGGGTCAAAGCAAAAGCCATGTATTTTATACATTTTTTTTGCAAGGTGATGTTTCATAGGACCACCACATTTTGGACAAGTAAGAGGAGATCTTGCTGCTTTTTTTGCTGAATCTAATTTTGTAATATTCTGTTTAATACCATTTTTAATAGTCCATGTCTTACCTGATTCTTCCCAAATATCGCCTTCTTTGTGTTTTATAGATGCTTTTTGGTACCCAGATTGAACTTTGGTCTTTGCGGTAAAGTCTTTATTTACTAAGTTTCTGACTCTCTGTACGTCACTTTGTTTAAACTCTTTTTTAAGAAGAGATTCATTCATAACCCAACTCTTTTAATTTTTCTATAACATGATCAACATTGCCATCTTTACATCTAATAGCAATACCTCCTTTTGAAGTCCATTCGTTAATGTTTGATTTTTTATCGTCTATTAAAATTGAACTTTCGTTAGCATATCTTTGTTTATCAGCAGAGTATGCAAATATTACTTTAGGTTTAGGATTTAAATTATTTTTAGCCCATAGGTTTTTACCTAACCTTGATTGATTTTCTCTTGAGGGAGAAGTTAAAAGATCAGGTCTATAAGGAGAAATAAAATTCCAAAGCTTTTTACCTTGAGGCATCCATCCCATACCTACCCAAAATCTTACACCTATTTCAGTATCTATTAAGTGCCAAAATGCTGCTCTACCTTTAGACTTTTCGTATTCTTGAGGATGCATTCCTGTAAAATGCTCAAACCTACTTTCGAAGTCTGTTAGTACTCCATCCATATCACAGTAAATCTTATATGGAGGTACTGGTTTTTCTTCTTTAAGCGGGTAACCTTCTTTTAATAGTTCTTTAATTGATTCCATAACCTTTTTTTGTTTTATCTTCCCAATTGCGGAATGTTATATTACCTACTAAGTAGGCTTCTTTTTCTAATTCTAATAATCTCTCAGACTCATTTGTATTTGATGTTTTAATTTCACCTAATCTTCCTTCAATGTTTTGAATATGATGTACCATTTCGTGAGTAAATGATCTCATAACATCTTTAGGATGTCTTCCCTGAGTGTATAATACTATTTCATTTACGTTTGGATCATAATATGCAGTTCTACCGAAAAACTGTTCTGATTCTGCAAGGTCTTTTCTGATCTTTACCTCTGGTAAGGGATTTATATTCATTCCTTCATCTATCATATATTCTAATATAGATGCCATATATGGAGTATAATCAAATCCTTTTTTGTCAGTTTCCTTTCCTATATCAATTCTTATATGGTCTTGATTAAAACTAACATTAATACCATCAGTTTCTACTTGGTTTCTTATTCTGTTAAAAAGAGTAATTAATTTTTCTCTATCTTCAGATCTAAGTATTGAACCTCTAGCTACTGGAGTTCCTGAACTTCCTTCTGTAATACCTTCTTTAAACCATGCGTCAAAAAGATCATCTACCTTATCCTTCATTACTTCCGATATAATACTTTTTTTCAACATGTTTACAATTTTAAGTATATCTTCTCTCCCTAACTCTTTAGGAAAAAAATCTCTAACTTGATCTAAACTACCTGATAGTAAAGCTTTTCTGAAATCTGTTGCTCTAATATTATCCTTAGCTCCTGAAATTATTAATCCTTCTACGTTATCTCTATTTCTAAAAGTAGTAATTCGTCTAAGGTCTTTAAAATCTTCTTCTGATCTAATTCCTGTTACTGCATAAAAATGTTCTTGAGGATTTTCTTTTGCATAATCTTTTGCTGCTAACATAGGATTATTTTTACCAAATATTACTTCAAGACCAGGTATATGTTTACTATAAATATCCCATACTGCTTTTGCCTCAACAGGAGAGATTCCATTGCGTTCTCCTCCTCCTATGAACACTACTACTTTTCTTATTGGTTCTACAGCAGAATCATCTTCTTTAAGAGCGTCTATTCCTGTATCCTTATAGTTATCTATACTATACACTTTACCCTTGTGAGAACCATTTAAAAGCTTTTTCACTACCTCAAAATGTCCTCTATGAGGAGGTTTAAATGCACCAGGATAAAGAGCTATAGCCATTACGATAAAAAGTTTTGTACCTTAGAATCAATTTCAGCAGGAGTTGAATGTATTAACTTTTCTTGAAATACTGGGCTAAATAGTAACTCACCTATATTATCAAGTACTTGTTTATTAGTATTCGCAGCTCTTTCTTTTTCTTTTCTGTGCGAATCTAATTTTTTTAACATTTTGTCGTCTCCAGGACCTACTCCATTTTTTCTATACCAGTCAGTAAAGTACTTTTTAAGTGCCCTATCTTCACTGTAATTAGATGTATCGTAATCTATATTCTTTGCTGCATTATAAAACTCTTGTTCTTCTTGTTTTGACATTTGATATGGATCTCTAAAAGTAGAGCCGGTTTCTAAGTCTAATTTTTTATTTAGAGTTTCTAAATAGTCTGATATTCCTGCTGCTCCATTTTTAGCAGCTGTGTTAAACTCTTCTATATATTTATCAAACTCTCCGCTTCTAGTATTGACGAAGATAGATAAATTACCTTTCAGCATCTTATTATAATCTTCTATTAAATTATATACGTTACGCCATGTTTTAAAAACAGCTGATGATGGTACTCTTCTAGCACGTTTAGCGTTTGATATGTATGCAATAACAGGGTGAGTATACACCATCACCATATAGATGTCGTATCCTTTAGCAAGAATTCCCTTTACTTTTTTTGGATTAGAAGCTGTTGTATCCCAAACAAAGCTAGCCTTTTCATCTGTCAATTGGTCTGCCTCCTTGTTTGCTGCTGCTACTCCTGGATTGAGTTTGTTGTATGCTGGGTGATCTGGATCCTCCACGTATTTGTCTGGATTGACTAGGTGTAGAGAGCCTAGGTCTAGCTGATTGAGAAGGTATGACTTCCCTGTTCCAGCTCCTCCCGCCATTATTACGAGTTTGGGTCTGTTGCGGCCTTCTAATATTAATTCTGTTATTTTCATTTCTACCTATGTTTATTCTTACTTTATCTTCTTTTGGTCTTGGTACAACTCCTGGGGTTGTTCCTGGTCTAGGTACTTGTCTAGGTTTTGGTTTAACTTTCGGTCTAGAAGGTGTGCTATAATTATTGTAATTATAATTCCAATTGCTGTAAGGTTGTTGAAACCAATAATAGTTCCATCTCCAATTATAGTCGTACCGCCAGTTGTTCCAGTACCAATTGTTATTGTAGTTAAATCTTGTATAGTTATCATACCTTTCTCTAATAAAATCTTTATAAGGAACCGAGACCGTGTCTCCAGCTTGAGTAACAGCTAGTATGCTTTGAATCCTAGAACCTTTATTTGTTGTTTGAAGCGTATAACTTCCACAACTATATAAAGATAGTAAAATTAATGCATATATCCAACTTTTTCTCATAGTTTTAGTGTTGTAGGGTAACTATTATAAATAGGTTCAGTTGTTGGGTTCTCTAACGTATACAGTTCGTATATAAGTTTAAACAAGTTAAAATTCTTTTCTATATCATCAATTACTCTTACTTGCCAGCCTTTTCCTTGATAAACCCCTTTCTTTTTTGAAGCAGACCTTGTATGGGCTTTTAACCAAATTATACCAGTACGGTCTATTTTTATTCCTTTTGATTCTTCGAGTGCCTTAGCATAAGAAGCTAGCTGTAAGTCATAAGACTTATGGAGGGAGTTAGAAGTTTTTATATCTAATAACCAGGTCTCTCCATCCATTTTTACTACTAAATCTGCAGTACCAGCATACTTATGCTCGTCTGACCAGACAAAGTCCTCAGCGGATATTAGCTCGGGCTTGTAAGTTCGCCAGAAATCAGCAAACTTAAGAATCATTTCCCACACTAATTGAGAATATTTAGCATTACCGTAATCATCCATCCAAGATATTTCTTCTCCTTTTACAAGCTGCTCAGCTGCTTCGTGCACCTGTGTTCCTTCTTTACCGGCTTTTCTCATTATAAGATCGGCGTTATGCCCAACGTCTTTCAACCATGTATCGAAAAACTTATTTTTGGGCATGTACTGAAGTATAGTGGTTACGGACGGGTAATATACTCCTTCGCCTCTCTTATAGACTCTACGGTCTAAAAAATTAATTTGCTTTAATTCAGGATTAAAGTCTAAACGTTTTTTCTCATTTTGTTTGAGAATATTCATACCTTGTTTAATCATAGGTTTAATTTGTGCAGCATGATACCTGATAGGTCTAATTCTTCTGCAGTTTGAATATGTTCAGTAAAAGCTTGGAATCCCATTTCAGAAGGATCTTTATCTGGAAGACTCACTAGGAATACTCTTTTACCTTGATTTAAAAATTTCTCTCCTATCTCGAGAGCTCTATCTCGTGCATCAGTATCTAATGCAACATATATATCTTTAACTTTATTAGTTATAATTTTTTTATATAAAGAGTTTGAAATACTTTTGCCAAGTATGGGAATAGCATTTCTTCTAATTGCTATTGCGTCAAACACTCCTTCGCATAAAATAATTGGTTGATTCCAATTGATTAAATTTTCAAAGAAAATTATGTCTTTGGAGACTTCGGGGTTTTTGTATTTATAATAGTTGCCATCATAAGTTCGTGCAATAAAAAAGTTGAGTTGGTTGGATTCAGAATAACTTGGGATAATAACTCGTCCTCCATATTCTCCACTTGTTGTGTATCCAATGCCATATTTAATAAAATCATTATCGTTAAGTCCTCGTTCATATAGGTATTTTTTTACAAGGTTTGCAACAACTGATGTAGATGATGCATTATATAGAGGTTGAAATTCCTTAGGAAGTTCTATTATAGATAGCTGTCTGTATTCTAGTTTAGATCCTCTAGGAACATATTTTAATATTTCGGATGCTTGCTCTCTCGGTGTATTAAGTTGATATAGTAAAGAATTAATAGTTCTACCTCTAGTTTGACACACCCAGCACTCCCAAGGATTCTTTCCTTCTTCATTCGTAGCCATGTTAATCTCTAACTTAGGCTTCCTATGATTACAAAAAGGGCAGTGGAAAGCATAGTTATCTCTAGCTCTCTTGTGGCTTTTACCCAATATATTTTCAATGGATCCTAAAAGGAATGTATAATCCATAAACCAGTCCGTATCTAATTTATAAGATAAGAACTTTTTTTTAAATAAACAACTCTACTTTTCGTTACTTAAAATAAGTTCACCAATTGCTGCAGAAACAGACTGGTGTAGAATGTCTCTATTATCTATATCAAGATAGTCTTCAAGTTTTTTTGTTATAGCCTCAGCTAACTTAGTTACCTCTTTTTCAGACAAGTTTAGCTCTTCTCTTACAACAAATTTTTTATTTTCTAATATGATTTTAGAAAGTTTCATATTTTGAATTCAAATTTAATATCAGGATAGTAATATCTATCGTCGTCGTTGTCAAAATAATTAGCACCTCCTGTTACTTCGAACCCTTTGGCTTCAAGAAAATTTTTCATATTTTGGTATTCTGAAGGACGTATTTCTTCAGATGAATGAATACTTACTTTACCCATAGCTTTATCGCCGTTTGAGTGTTGAATAATTTTTACATGAATATCGTCTCTGTTGTAAGTACCTCTCATCTCATTTTCTAATTCTTGAGCTTCTGTTTTAAACTTACTCCAGTAGTCGTCTTCTAATATTATATCACTTAGTTTCATTATCTACCTTGCCCTTTATATGCCTTTTTATAATGTTTAGAGGCCTTCAACTTAGACGTTTTAGACTTAGCATGTATGCCTGGTCGTTTACGTTTAGGTCTTTCTAAAAAGCTACCTCCTGTTAATCCTCTTGCCATATTTTAACAACTAAATCACCAGTTCCTTTTATTAAACGGTGATATGTTTCTTTTGGTATAAATAGTTTGTCTTTTGTTAATCTTACAGGAAGTTCATTATCCAACTGAAAGTACCAGTCAGTATCATGCATAGCTTTAACCATACGGTCTTCTTTGTCTCTATGCCATACGAATTCAAATGAGGGAGTATCGTGAGAGAACTCTCTTATTATATAACCGTTTTCCTTTTTTTGAGAATATGGTCTACCAGTATCCTGAGAAGTTTGATCCGCCACCTAGTGATTTCCAATAACGGCCTATATTACAAGACCAATAACCTGCTTTTGTTTTATCTTTCTTTGTTGAACATTTATGACGAGCTGCAAATGATGCTCTAGCTCCTCTTTGTTTCAACTTAACTGAAAGACCAGTATCACCAAATGATACCTTTTTAACGTTACCTTTCTTTGACTTAACATAAACGTAGAACTTTTTAGATCCTCCACGCTTTGGTTTGTTAAGTGCTACTTTTTTACCTTGGTACTCTGCTTCATTCATATAATCAACCGAAGCTTTTAGCATATCAAAGCCAGAGTAATCAAATGTTTCGTTTTGAATCTCTACAGCTTTTCTAAAGTTTTCCATATTAAAAGTACCGCCGATTGATTCGACAAGCTCTTTGACAAGATCGTAATCGATCATCTCATCTATACTCATAGCTTCGTCAATAGTATCCTCGTTTTCAATCATTTCATCAATCATGCAGCCTATTTCAAACAATGGATTTGCTTTTCCTGCAGATACCATTGGAAGATCTAAAGGAACATTCATCCCGTTGTAATCTCCGTATTCACCTATATCAGTAGTTTCTAAAAGCTTTTCATCTTCTTCATTTAACGTAATATACCCGTCTCTCCAAGCGTCTCTTGCTTCAGCAAATAGTTGTATAAACGCTTCAGAGTTATAACGGTAGACATTCTCATGTAATGTCAGTCCATTATCTATATGGTACTGTAGTGAAGGGAATCCGATAAGTTCTTTTATTCTAATCATCTGTTTTCATTTCAGGGTGATATTGAAGCTTTATTATTTTAGCGTCTTTTGATACAGACTTGCCGTCAATAATGACTTCAATCGGGTAAGGTTTTAAATCTTGTGCCCAATAAGCTACATCATAGCTTCTATCTTTATTACTAGTAACAAGTAAACCTCTATTATACTCTTTATCTTCTGCTTGAAGAGCAACTTCTTTGTCGACAGGTAAGATAATTTCGCCTTTCAACTCTATTTTAGTATCTTCATACTCGTTAAGAAGTATATCAGTTAGTTTCATTGCTAAAATCTTTTCTATAAAACTTTCCTAGTATATTATCATTAATATATTGATGACTATATGTCTCTAGGACGTCATTTATAAATAGGTGTTTACACTCATAATATGTTAAAAGCTTTTTATTAGGTACAAAATCTAATATTTTCCTTTCAAAATCTCCTCTAAGATCATCTGAGTCTTTTACCAGTTGTTTTATTTTAGGGTGTGAACCGTAATAGTCTTTCCAGTCTGATTCGGTTACTACTTTTTGTTTAAGCGGGGTACGTCCTCCAATACCTTTTGCTTTTCTTTCTTCACGTAGAGCTTCTAATGCTCTTTTTCCTAACTTCTTATTTCTTTCGAATCGCAATACTTTCTTTCCGAGGTACTTCAAGCCAGAGGGTTTATGAAAAACCTCATAAATAAAGCCGTAAGTTCCTTCTGGAAAGTCTGAAAGTTCATTGAAGATCCTACCCTGGTGTGTCCAGGAAGGGTATGTCATATCCATATTAATTGGTTTCTGTCGCTAGAGCTTTGACCTTAGCTCATCTATCTGTAACTGCTGCTCTTTAATAGCATTTATTAATAACGCGACGATTTTTTCATAACGAACTGCTTTATAGCCATTATCTCTTGTTGCTACTACCTCTGGCAGCACTTTTTCGATTTCTTGAGCGATAACACCAACATCGTGACCGCTATGGCTAGAATTGCTATTCCAATCAAATTCATATCCTCCAATTTGATTTATTTTATTTATTGCATCACTTAAAGGAGTGATGTTATCCTTAAGTCTTTCATCAGAAGAATAATACGCAGTTATGTCTCCTGTAGCTCTTATCTCACCAGTAGTCCCAGATGCAGTAGTACCCA